CAGTATATAGAAATACAAGGTAGAGAAAAACAAATGGTTGATGTGCTTAACGAAAAGTATGGTGCAGGTCAATTAGATCCTGAGACTGGTGTTTTTACCCCTGCAAAATAAAAAAAAGTGTCTTAAAAGGTGTTTTTAGGATATTTTTTAATATTTATTGTAGACATTTACTTTAATATCAACTAATTAGGAGATTACCGATGGCTGAAAGAATCGTCTCGCCAGGTGTATTTACAAGAGAAAAGGATTTATCCTTTCTACCACAAGGCATAAGTGAAATAGGTGCAGCTATCATCGGGCCAACCGAGAAAGGCCCTGCATTCACACCAACACAAATAACAAGTTTTCAAGAGTTTGAAGAAATTTTTGGAAACTTAGACCAAAGATTTTACACACCATACGCTGCTGAGGCATATCTTAAAAGCGCTGGTGTAGTTACAATCGTTAGAGTTTTAGGAATCGGCGGATATCTAGCTGATACCATAGAACTTAGAATACAAATGAGTGGTTCTGGATATTCAGAATTCACACAATCAATCGCCGTATTAGCACCATCACTTGGTTCAAGCGGTGGTGGTGACTTATCAAAGTCAAAACTTGTCTCATCAACATCATCCGCTACATCATTTGATTTGGTTGTAAGTGGTAGTAACGTGACTGAAAGAACATATTCTTTATCATTCGATACAGGTAGTTCAACGCATATAAGTAAGGTATTCAGTTCAAGTCCATTAGCAACAAAAGCTAACGGAGCAGCTGGTGAGGTATACGTATACAAGAATTATAAAACTAGACCATTTGCTGTAGTGGGTGAGACAGGTGTCGCACTCGCAACTATGTCAGCTTCCATTTCGGTTACTGACAATGGTTTAGATTTTAAGAGTGGAACAAATACTGTCGACGATGGTGGTGATGCTTCAGATTCAACATGGACTGGTAATAAGGACTTCCAATTTGCAAGAACACCTTATATTCAATCCCAAAACTTATCTGGCGCTAGAGAAGATTTATTCAGAGTATACTCAAGAAGTCATGGAACTGACGTAAATTCTAAATTTAAAATAGCTATTTTAGATATTGTTAGAGCAGATGACGTTGCTGGTTCAGACTTTGGTACATTTGCTATACAGGTTAGGGTACATAATCCAGATGGAATTGATGATGACACAATCTTAGAGACCTTTAATAAGTTAACATTTGACCCATTATCACCAAACTTCTTTGCTAGAAGAATCGGTGATAGATATTCAGTCATTGATGATAATGGTAAAAAGACAGAATATGGAACATTTCCAAATATAAGTAAACATATTAGGGTCGCAGACTTTAAAAACCTCGTAAAAGATGGTCAATTTAAGTTAGATAAAGCTTTAGTACCTATGGGACATGGTAAATTACAAAACCCAACACCAGGTGGTACTACAGTTCCAACTGCAGTGACTCAATCTAATCAGTTAACAACTGGCGGTATTTATGACCAAAATATTTTCTACGGATTTAATTTCGCAAATGAAATCTCAAGACAATATCTTGCTCCAATTCCATCATCAGCAACACCAGGTAGTAACGTTACCATGAGTCTTGAAGACCAATTTGGAACAACCGAAGCTACAGAATTAGGTGTATCAACATTTGCAGATGCTACAGAACAGATTTCGTTGACAAACTCAGCTTTACAACAAAGAAAGTTCATAGTACCTCTACAATTTGGTTTTGATGGAAAAAATCCAGCAATAGATTCAAAAACCGCAACAGATATAGTAAATACAAATACGCAAGGATTTGATTTATCATCAACAACTGCTAGTGGTTCTGTCGCATTTAAAAGAGCGATTAACACCATTTCAAATCCAGATGAGGTTGATATAAATCTATTGGCTATACCTGGTGTGATTCACGGATTACACTCGACTGTAACAAACCATGCTATATCAAAGATGGAAGCAAGAGCAGATGCGTTTTACATAATGGACGCAGCTGGATGGAGTGATACAATCGAAACTGTCAAAAATACAATAGTAAACCTTGATACTAATTACGCAGCTGTTTACTACCCATGGGTACAAGTTGTTGATTCAAGCACGGATAGTCCAGTATGGGTTCCCCCATCAACTGTATTACCAGGTGTTTATAGTTTCAATGATAGTGTCGCACATGAGTGGTTTGCACCAGCCGGTTTGACAAGAGGTGGTTTGACGGATGTATTACAAGCTAATGGAAAATTGACACACGCTGAAAGAGATGATTTATATGAGGCAAGAATAAACCCAATCGCTTCATTCCCAAATCAGAACGTGGTGGTATTCGGACAGAAGACACTACAATCTAAACCATCAGCGTTAGATAGAATCAATATTAGAAGATTGTTGATTAGACTTAGAAAGTTTATCGCATCATCTTCAAGATTCTTGGTGTTCGAACAAAATACACAGGCAACAAGAAACAGATTCCTAAATATTGTGAATCCTTTCTTAGAGTCAGTACAATCCAATAGTGGATTAAGTGCTTTCAGAGTTGTCATGGATGATTCGAATAACACACCAGATGTTGTTGATAGAAATCAGTTGGTAGGTCAGATATTTATCCAACCTACAAGAACCGCAGAGTTTATAGTGTTAGACTTTGTTGTTCAACCAACAGGCGCTTCATTTCCTGAGTAATTCAGTAACATAAATCGAAAAACATTAAGCCCCATTTAACGATGGGGTTTTTTGTTTGACGTTTTTGACGAAAATATTTTAACATGATATTTATTAATGAGTATCAAAGAAATGACTTTTTGGAGACAATGAATGGCTACATTAGACCCTAATGAAATAATGTTTACCCCTTTCGAACCGAAAACTAAAAATCGGTTCATTATGTATATTGATGGAATACCAGCGTATCTGATAAGGGCAATGAACAGACCACAACTTCAGTTTGAAGAGATAGTTTTAGACCATATTAATGTGAAAAGATATGTCAAAGGTAAAGCTGCATGGCAACCTATTGATATCACATTATACGACCCGGTTGTACCAAGTGGGGCACAATCAGTTTTAGAGTGGATTCGTTTAGGTCACGAATCTGTAACAGGTCGTGATGGTTATTCAGATTTTTATAAAAAAGATATAACCTTTAATTTGTTAGGGCCAGTTGGTGACGTTGTTGAGGAATGGTTACTAAAAGGAACCTATATTGAGAACGCTAACTTTGGTGATTTAGATTATGCATCAAGTGACCCAGCTGAAATTACCCTAACACTTAAATATGACTACGCAGTCTTACAATTCTAATAGGAGAATAAAATGAGTGAATGGATAGCAGCAAATTGGGAGTATGTTTTAGTAGCATTCTACGCAATTGAAAAGATTGTAAAACTTACACCAACAAAATATGATGATATCTTATTTGATGCGGTTCTTAAACCAATCAAAGAAAAAATGATGCCATCAAAATAAAATAGTTTTTCAGAATAAAAGGTTATAATTATAATTGGTTTTAAAATTATTCAAAGGAGTAAAAATAAATGTCTGAGTACAAGTTCCCTACTGAAATAGTAGAGCTTCCGTCAAAAGGTCATTTTTACGTCAATGGACACCCCCTATCATCAGGTAAGGTAGAGATAAAATATATGACAGCGAAAGAAGAAGATATCTTATCGTCAGAAAATTTAATCCGTCAAGGTGTAGTAATAGACAAACTATTGGAAGCATTAATAGTAGACAAGTCAATAAAAGTAAATGATTTATTAACAGGTGATAAAAACGCTATCATGGTAGCCACTAGAATATTAGCTTATGGAAAAGAGTATAATTTTGAGTATGGTGGTGTAGAACAATCAGTTGATTTAACAGAATTATCAAATAAAGAGGTAGACCTAAGTAAACATACTAAGGGTATGAATGAGTTTGATTTTAAGTTACCCAACTCAAAAAGAGAAGTAAAGTTTAAATTACCAAATGGTCACGACGAGTCTTCTATCGACGAAGAAGTAAAAGCTATGAAGAAAGTTAATGAGAACGTCTCTACAGATTTAACAACTAGATTTAAAAAGACGATTATTTCCGTTGATGGTAATACAGATACTTCTTTTATCAATAAGTTTGTTGATAATGAGTTTTTATCAGTCGATTCATTAGCCCTAAGAAAGTATATTCAAGAGATACAACCAGACATTGACATGACCGCTAATGTTAAAGATGTCAATGGGGAGGAGATAGAGGTGACAATTCCAGTCACCCTCCGATTTTTTTGGCCTACCGCCAACATATAGGCGAGACCTACACGAACAAATATTCCAACTTATGATTAATTCAAAAGGTGGTTTCACCTTTACTGAATTATACAACCTACCAGTATATCTGAGAAGTTTTTATCTCAATAGATTAAATAAGTATTATCAAGAAGAGGCCAAAGAGATTAAAAAAGAGACTTCTAAGATGAAGTCATCTTTTAGTAAAAAGTAATATTTATTATTGAAGTGTTTTAATTAATCGGAGATTACTATGCCAAAATACAAAAATCTAAAACCTGAAATCATAGAGGGTTTTTTAGACAAGATTTTTGCTAACGCCGCAAAAAAAGCACAAAATGATGCTATCAAAAAATTAGCTAAAAAAGATAAGACCTTTGCTAAGAACTACGCTACCCTCGTTAAGTTAAGGGATAAAGTCGAAAAGGATTTAAAAGCTAAGGGAATTGATCCTGATGAAGAAGCGAGAAAAGCTCTTAGGAATCTTTAATGTCTATTGAAAAGGTAACTCAAGAACGTTTAGATATAGCTCAACAATTAAAAAATGAGCTAATAGAGATGAGGGATATCCAAGAAGAAAGTGGAGATTTCCTATCTAAACAACTTGGTCTATATAAAGACGTTAATGTAATAAACAAAGAGTTGTTGGCAAAAGAAAGTTTGAAAAGAAATGTTGGAAATGATTTAGCTAAAAACCAACTAAAGCAAATTAAAGGTCAAAACGTAATCAGAAAGAATGTGGCCGCACAATTAGGTGGTTTCAAAAAGCTTATCGCTGGTGCAAAAACATTTAATTTAGTATTAGCAGCTAATCCAGTCATAGCTATCGGAG